ACGATGCTTGCGCGATTGCGAACTGAACAGCCGAGCCTCTTTCATCAGGCGTCCGGCAAGGAAACGACCCACAGCGACACCCTGTATCCGCAGCGCCGCTGACAATGTTCTTGCCCCAGCTGAACCTCGACTTTGTAGATGAAGCTCAGTGGCCAGCTGACGCAATGCAATCCGCCGATGATCTATCCGGCGGCGTCGCTTGCAGGCGTCATAGAGACTGCTGCGATTTACGCCAAATACGCGGCACAGCTCGGCTCGTGGATACCGCTCGCCCAATGCCTCGATCAGGCTTATTGATCGAGGGAGTCCGACATTAAGAGAGCGGTAGCCTTTTTTAGGATTTCTTTCTCCCGCTCCAAACGCCGAACCTGGGCCTCAAGGTCTTGTATGCGTTTCTGCTCGGGAGTCATGGCCTTGCTGCGCGGCGGGGTTGTGCCACCACGCTCACTGCGCAGTTGCTCCACCCATCGACGTAATGCGGTCGGGCCTACACCCATCGACTTGCAAGCTTCGGGAATTGAATAGCCTTGATCCAGAACCAGGCCTGCTGCTTCGAGTTTGAAATCTGTACTGAATGATCTTCTGGTCACGTAAACACCTCATTGCTGGGCGAAGCTTAACGCCCTATCGGGGTGTCCAGAATCATTGAGCCACAACAACCATCAGTAAAAGAACAAGTGCCCAGGCGTCAACGAGTCGGCGAGGGGCGCACAGAAAGGTTAGGTGCCGACCTCCACCCTCTCAAAAGAAAAATTGAAGCCAGGGGTTGCCTGGCTCCTCAAACAAGTCCATAATTGCGTCCGCTGCTAAGGTAGTGGTTGCGGAAAATCTTTTTAAATCAAAAGGTTAGAGGCTTGGTTCTAGTCTCGTTTCCCGCTCCAGTTTCATACGAGTCGCCAAAGCTACTCGTTTGCTTCATGGCTGAGTTGCAGAGTGGTTATGCACCGGATTGCAAATCCGTGAACGCCGGTTCGATTCCGACCTCAGCCTCCAATTTAAAAAGCCTCGTAGATCCATGATTTACGAGGCTTTTTTCATTCTTGCAGGCATGTTCCACATGCCTTGCGAGGAGGCGAAGGGCTGTATATAGTCCGCCCTTCGCACAGCGCTACTGCCCGAATGGCGAAATCGGTAGACGCAGGAGACTTAAAAGGTCTTGCATCCGACTATGCACTAGCGAATCAATTAACCCGGCACGCTCCGGGTTTTCTTTTGCCCGCAACTATCCACTAACGTAACTAATTCAGACCGCTCGACACAGGATTCGGGTGGTTTGTGTCGTCACGGCTCTCTGACCCCCCTGCTTGGCAATTACCACACAGTCTTGGAGCACCGAGAGGTGACCTCCGAGGCCGGTTCCTAAAAGCCAAACTCAGAGAGATCCAATAGATGACTTCCATCATCACCAACCAACTGATTCAGGAAATTGAGAACAACCAAGAGTGGCAAGAGAAGTTCGACCGTCAGGTAGAACTTGAGGAGAAGATGAGAGGCATGGGCGTCGACCGTCACTGGTCGGGGGTGGCCAAGGCCAGGGAGCGTGGTCAGGAAACCAGCGTCCGCTCCGTCCGCCGACTGATGAACTCGTCAGTCGCCAAGATCGCAGAAGGCATCCGCCAGTTCATCGAGAGCTGCGAGGCTGGCAAGGCTGGACGCAAGCACAGCGCATACCCACTGCTCAAGCAGATCGAACCCGAGTCCGCAGCACTGATCACCGCACGGGTGGTACTGGATGGCGTGGCCAAGGGTGACCTGCTGGTTCCCCTGGCTCGCCGCGTTGCGTCCCTGATCGAGGACGAGCTGGCCTTCCGTGAGTTCGCCAAGGCGGACAAGAAGACCTACGACTGGCTGGTCAAGCGCGAGAAGCGAGTCAACGGCAGCAGCTACCGCCGCCAGCGGCTGACCATGCTGCACAACATGGAGGCCCGCAACATCGCATGGCAGGAGTGGACTGCCCGCGAGTCCCTGCTGGTCGGCTCCAAGCTGATCGAGATCATGACCGAGACCACCGGCCTGATTCAGAAGGTCACCCGCACCGTGGACGTGAAGCGCCAGGAGGTAGCCATCGAGGCCACCCCTGAGACCATCGCCTGGATCAACGAGGAGAACAACCGCTGCGAAGCTCTCTCCCCGGTGTACCTGCCCACCATCATCCCGCCGCGCCCCTGGACTTCACCGTTCGAGGGCGGCTACTGGACTCCGCGTGTCCGCCGACTGGCCCTGGTCAAGACCCACTCGAAGGGGTACTTGGAGGAGCTGGCCGAGCACGACATGCCGGAAGTCTACGATGCGATCAACGCCATGCAGCACACCGCCTGGGCCATCAATGGCCGGGTGCTGGAGGTGGTTCGCAACCTGTGGAACAACGGTGCCACCCTGGGTGGTATCCCTGCGGCTGACGATCTGCCGCTCCCGCCGAAGCCCCTGTTCCTTGAGCAGGAGCTGCCCCGCGAGGAGTGGTCGGAGGATCAGGTGCGCCAGTTCAAGGAGTGGAAGCGCGAGGCCACGGACACCTATGCGTCCAACGCCAAGCTGAAGTCCCTGCGTCTGCAGTTCGCCAAGGTGTTGATGATTGCCGAGATGTTCGAGCATGAGGAGGAAATCTACTTCCCGCACCAGTTCGACTTCCGTGGCCGGGCCTACGCTGTGCCGATGTTCCTGAACCCCCAAGGCAGCGACATCGCCAAGGGTCTGCTGGAGTTCGCCAATGCGGTAGCGATCAACGACGAGGAAGGTGCCAACTGGCTGGCCATCCACGGTGCCAACAGCTACGGCTACGACAAGGTCTCCCTGGCCGAGCGTGTGCGCTGGGTGCAGGAGAACGAGGGCGAGATCCTGGCCTGTGCTGCTGACCCGTACAGCCACAGCATGTGGGCCAAGGCCGACAAGCCGTTCCAGTTCCTGGCGTTCTGCATCGAGTGGGCAGAGTTCAAGCGCGAGGGTTACGGCTACCTGTCGACCCTGCCCATCGCAATGGACGGTAGCTGCAACGGGCTGCAGAACTTCTCGGCCATGCTGCGTGATGCCATCGGCGGCGAGGCCGTGAACCTCGTGCCCCAGGAGAAACCGGCGGACATCTACCAGAAGGTGGCCGACCGTGTGCTGCTGCGTGTCGAGGCTGACGCTGTTGGTCAGGACGAGGAGCTGGCGAAGCTGGCCCAGGGCTGGCTCAAGCACGGCATCAACCGCAAGGTGTGCAAGCGCCCGGTGATGACCCTGGCCTATGGTGCCAAGGAGTTCGGCTTCAAGACCCAGGTATTCGAGGACACCGTCATGCCGTACAAGCTGAAGGCTGGTAAGGAGTTCCCCTGGGAAGGCTCCGGCTGGGCTGCCGCTGAGTACATGGGCAAGCTGATCTGGGAGTGCGTCGGTGAAGTGGTGGTCGCTGCTCGTCAGGCTATGGACTGGCTGCAGAAGGCTGCGCGTCTGGCCGCGAAGGAAGGACTGCCGGTGCGCTGGAACACCCCGGACAATCTGGTCGTGCTCCAGGCGTACCCGAAGATGCTGACCGAGCGCATCGACCTGACCTTCGGGGGCAGCCGTCACCTGCTCACCGTGGCCGTCAGCCCGACCACCGAGCTGGATCGCAACAAGCAAGCCAACGGGATCAGCCCGAACTGGGTTCACTCGATGGACGCCAGCCACATGCGGGCCACTGTCCGCCGCTGCTGGAACGAGGGGATGCGCAGCTTCTCCCTGATCCACGACAGCTACGGCACCCACGCCGGGAACGCCTGGGCCTTGGCCAAGTTCCTGCGGGAGGAGTTCGTCATCATGTACGAGGAGGATGTGCTGGAAGACTTCAAGCGAGAACTGGAGCGGCAGCTCCCCGAAGGATCGGTGCTCGATCCGCTACCCCCGAAGGGCAACCTGGACTTAGCGTTGGTGCTGGAGTCCGCGTTCTTTTTTGCCTGATACTATCCACCATCGCATAGGTTACGCAGGTGTAACGACGAGCCAGCCGGGATTACCACACAGGTATGGAAGACCGCGCTGGCTCCACCCCCGAGGCGATTACCACACAGGTATGGAAGACCGCCCACCCACCAGATCACGAGGAGAACTTCATGAGCGCACTGCAACAAGCCATCGAGTACTGGAGCGAAGACATGCCGATCCCTCTGGATCTGGCCATGGAGCTGGCCAGCGAGGGCTACGACGTGGAAGCCCTTGAGGACTTCTATCGCCAGTAACTATCCACCAACGCATTGAACCCACGACAACTGTGAGGACTACTGAATGACCGACAAGAAAGCCCGCAACCCCCGTTACGTCACCCAGGTTGGCGTTGCCATCTACCCGCACCTCGTTGAACCGGACACCAAGTTCAACGCCGAGGGCGAGTACAAGGTGAAGCTGCGCCTGTCCCCGGACTCGGTAATCACCGACGCCAAGGGCAAGCGCGTTGCTGACGTGCAGAGCTTCATCGACGAGATGATGGGCAAAGCCCTGGAGAAGGCGCAGCAGGAGAACAAGGGCAAGATCAAGGAGGCCGATGCGCCTTACGAGATCGACGACGAGACCGGCGAAGTGCTGGTCAACTTCAAGCTCAAGGCCACCGGCAAGACCCGCGATGGCAAGGAGTTCACCCAGAAGCCAGCGCTGTTCGATGCCAAGGGCAAACCCGCTGAGGTCAAGGGTGTCTGGGGCGGCAGCAAGATCAAGGTCTCGTTCGAGGTCGTGCCGTTCTACACCAAGCTGATCGGTGCCGGTGTCTCGCTGCGCCTCAAGGCCGTGCAGATCATCGAGCTGGTAGCCGGTGGCAACGGCGGTTCCGCTGACAGCTACGGCTTCGGTGAGGAAGAAGGCTTCGAGGCTGAGGACGAAGCAGCCGACAACGGGTTCAGCTCCGACGACGAAGGCGGCTCCGCACCGGCTGACGACGAGGACTTCTGATGGCTGCCAACCGTGAGGCCGGGCTTCGGCTCGGCTTCCGGTCGGGACTTGAGGAGAAGATCGCCCGAGAACTGGATGCCCACGGCATCGAGGTTCAGTACGAAACCGAACAGATCCGCTACGTCAAACCCGCCCGCGAAGCCAAGTATACGCCTGACTACATCTTACCCAACGGAATCATCGTCGAGACCAAAGGCAGGTTCGTCGTCGAAGACCGCCAGAAACACCTGATCATCAAGGAGCAGCACCCCGGCCTGGACGTGCGCTTCGTCTTTTCCAACTCCCGTACCCGCATCAGCAAGAACAGCAAGACCACCTACGCAATGTGGTGCGAGAAGTACGGGTTCCTGTTTGCCGACAAGTCCATCCCCGAGGCTTGGCTCAAAGAGCCGCACAGCCCGGAGCGTTGGGCTGCCCTGGAGAATGCACGAGTCAAGAAGAAATGAACCGCGAGATTGACACCCTGATCATACACACCGCCGCGACCAAGGCGACTGCGGACATTGGTGCCGTCGACATCGACAAGTGGCACCGCGCCCGTGGTTGGCTGGGCTGTGGCTACCACTTCGTTATCCGCCGCAACGGAACCATCGAGTCCGACGAGTTGGGTCACCGCTGCCGTCCGCTGGCCCAGGCCGGTGCCCATGTCGGTGACTGCGGCCCTGGCTGGAACAAGCGCAGCATCGGCATCTGTCTGGCCGGTGGTATCGACGCCAACGGTAAGGCCGAGAACAACTACACCCCCGAGCAATGGAAGTCCCTGGAAGAAGTGGTGCTGTCCCTGCTCGAACGCTTCCCCTCCATCAAGACCATCGGTGGTCACCGCGACCTGATCCGCAAGACTGGCGCACCGCCGAAGGACTGCCCGTGCTTCAACGTGAAGGACTGGTTCGAGAAGGAAGTGAAGCCCAAGTACCCCGAGGCCGCGTACATCCAGGCCGTGAAGTACATCTGACCAATTACCACACAGGTATGGAAGACCGCCCCCGGTATGCCCAGCGCTGCCGGGGGTTTCTGTTTCAAGACCCACGACAACTGTGAGGAGAACCCCATGACCCACACCCAAATCCGTGCTCTGTCCCCGCAATGCGAGCTGATCCTCAACCACCTGCGTGCTGGCCACACGATCACCCAACGCTCGGCCCTGATGGACTTCGGCGTGATGGCACTGCCGCGCCGTATCGCTGACCTCAAGGAGCGTGGCTACGACATCGTGTCCGTGATGGAGCACAACAAGCTCACCGGCCAGCGCTACGCCCGCTACTCCCTGAAAGCCCAGAAGCGCCGCGCATAAGGAGGCCCGCATGATCCAGCTCAACAAGATCCTCAAGTCGTTCCAGAAGACCATCGACCAGCTCGAACAACTGACCGCCGCCAACAACGTGGAGGTCAGCCGCAACACCGAGCAGATCGACCGACTGCAAGAGAAGAACCTGCTGCTGATCGCAGAAGCCCAGGCTGCCAAGGAGACCGCCGAGAACCTCAAGGCACTGATCGGCCAGTAACCCCCGTCATTTTTCACAGATCCGTGAAATATCCCCAGGCCCGCCTCTGAGCGGGCTTCGTCTTTTCTGGAGGACAGAACATGAGCAAGCAACTGACTGTATGCGGCGTGGCCATCAAGCAGGACGCCGAGGGCCGCTACTCCCTGAACGATCTGCACAAGGCTGCAGTCAAGGAGGGGGCCAACGAGAGGACGAAGGAGCCTGGGAAGTTCATGGCCAGTCCGCAAACCCGTGAGTTGGTTGAAGAGCTGACCAATACCCAGAATCTGGGTGTTGCTCCAGTGAACCGTCTGCACGGTGGTAAAAATCCAGGCACCTTCGTGTTGAAAGAGCTGGTCTACGCCTATGCCATGTGGATCAGCCCGAAGTTCCATCTCGAAGTTATCCATGCCTACGACCGGCTGGCCACCGAGGGAGTGGCTGTCCACTACACAGCAGCCGAGTCCGTGCTGGAAGACCCGCTCTCGTACATGGAGAAGATCATCGCCCAGGCCAAGGTGCTGAAGGCAGAGCGCGACCGCCTCACCCTGGAGAACAAGGAGATGGCACCGAAGGCTGTCGTCTTCGACAACTGCGTGGCGCTGCGTCAGGAATCCCTGGCCACCTTCGTGCGTACCCTGGAAGGCGTCAACACGATGGCCATCAAGGGTGATCTGGCTGACATGGGCTACCTGTACCGCACTGTCGGCGCTGGTAAGTACCGCGTGTACGCCAAGTACCGTGACGTGTTGTTCACCGAGAAGCTGCTCGCCCACCCGAGCCGCCCGGTCTACGAAATCCTCCCGACTCCCGAGGGCAAGAAGCTGATCGTCCAGCTCTACCGTGACGGCAAGCTGACCATGAAGAAGGCATACGCAGCAGCATGAGCGAGTGGGTGCAAACCCACTTGCCTTGTCCCTGTGGCCAATCCTC